TGATGATCGCCTGGCTGGCGATGATCGTCGCCAGCGTGGCCAGGATCACCAGCGGGATCAGCAGCGCCGGCGGGCATAAACGGAAGAAGATGTTCTGAGTGACATCGGCGCCGCTCAGGATCAGCGCGGCCTGACCGGCGTAGTTAAGTAACAGGCTGGGAAAAACGATGCCGAACCAGGCCAGCCAAATCGGCCGCTTGCCGAAATGCCCCATGTCGGCGTATAGCGCTTCCGCGCCGGTGACGCACAAAAACACGCCGCCCAGCACCAGGAAGCTGGTCAGTCCGTTGGAAAACAGGAAGTGAATGCCGTAAAGCGGGTTCAGCGCCAGCAAAACCGCCGGATGCTGGATGATGCCCCACACGCCCAACGCAGCGATCGACAGGAACCACAGCGCCATGATCGGCCCGAACACGCGGCCGATGCGCGCGGTACCCAGCGGCTGAATGGCGAACAGGCTGAGCAAAATCACCACCGCCGCCGGCAGAATATAGGGCTGCGACGCCGGCAGCACGATGTTCAGCCCTTCGAGGGCCGAGAGCACCGAGATGGCCGGCGTGATGGCGCCGTCGCCGTAAATGAGCGCGGCGCCGAACAGGCCGGCGAACAGCACCAGCGGCCGGGATTTTCGCTTGCTGACCAGCAGCGACATCAGCGCCATGATGCCGCCCTCGCCGCGATTGCCGATGCGCATGGCGAACATGGCGTATTTGATAGACGTGACGATCACCAGCGTCCAGAATATCAGCGACAGCAGGCCAAGGATCACCGGCGTCGAAGGCGCGTCGCCGGAGAGAAACAGCACGGTTTTCAGGGTGTACAGCGGGCTGGTGCCGATATCGCCGAACACCACGCCCAATGCGCCCAACGCCAGCGGCGCCAGGCCTGTCTTGTTCACGGTTTCCGTATCATTGCCGACAGACATCTGCTCGCTCCTTGGCGTTGCGCTGAGAGTGGGAATTATTGTCACTTTATGGCCGTCGCGCCACGTGATCGGCAAGTTAAGCATAGCCGCCCTCTTCGCCAGTGACAGTATCGCGCGTTGAAGCTTCAGCAATCATCGCCGGTGAGCAACGGCTTAAACACGCCCACCCAGGAGGGGCTATCACTTTCCTGTTGGCGCGCGCCGTGGGAAAGTGAAATGAACGTCCGGCTCACCCTTGTTTCCGCTCGGCGTTACGCGAGCCGGCTCTCATCGGCTTCGCGGCGCAGCCACTGCCGCAGATTTTCGCCCTCCTGCGACAGCTCGCTATCCAGCCGAGCGCACAGGTAATAATCGCGGCCGTCGTCGATCGGCAGATCGAACATTTTGATCAACTCACCGCTCTCAAGGTACTGGGCGATTAACGGTTCACGCATCAACGCGCACCCTAATCCCGCCTGCACCGCCGCCAACGTCAACAATCCGTCCTCGAACATCGGGCCGATACTGCGCAGCGGGCGCTTGACGCCGGCCTGCTGAAACCATTGCATCCAGGTATTGCGTTCCTCGTCGTGCAGCAGCGGCAGCGTCGCCAGCTGTTCCGGCGTATCGAGCAAACCATGCAGTTTACTGAATGCCCGGCTGCACACCGGCACCATTTTGCCGGACATCAGCTTCTCGCTGCGATAGCCGGTCCACTGCCCGACCCCGAAGCGGATCGACAGATCGGCGGCGTCGCTCAGATAATTGCGGTGGTTGGCGTAGACCACATTGATGTCGATATCCGGATTTTCGCGCAGAAAACCGCGCAGCCGCGGAATGAACCAGCCCATGCCGAACAGCGGGATCAGGCTGATGGTCACCTGCCGCGACGCGGATTGCTCGCGCACGTGTTCGGTCGCCTGGCGCAGCACGTTGAACGCCGAGCGAATCGAACGGTAGTACTCCCGCCCCTCGCTGCGCAACACCAGGTTACGCCCCTGCCGTTCGGTCAACGGCATCTGCAAAAATGCCTCCAGCGTTTTGAGTTGATGACTGACCGCCGAAGGCGAAATCATCAGCTCGTTAGCCGCCGCGCTGATGCCACCCAGGCGCGCGATGGCTTCGAATGCCCGCACGGCGCGCAGCGGCGGATCGTTCGGCAGCATCGGCAATGGCTCATCGTACTGTTCTGTTTTTTTCATATATTGACTGTTTTTGGGAAATCGACACTGAAGGAATGGATTCAATATACATAAAAATCAATGTATTAAAATCACTCATTTTTTGTATAAGAAAGTATTTTTCCGTATTTTACAATTTTTTTAAATTCTCTACTGTGACCCTCCTGACTCATTATCTCCGGACTCTCTCTATGGATACGCTGGTACAGCAAACCGTCAACGGTTTGATGCTCGGCAGCATCTATGCGCTGATCGCGCTCGGCTACACCATGGTGTACGGCATCCTGCGCATCATCAACTTCGCGCACGGCGACGTGCTGATGGTCGGGGCGCTGAGCGCGTTGTCAGCGATAAGCGTACTGCAACACCACTTTCCCGCTTTATCGCCGTACGCCACGCTGCTGCTGGCGGCCCTGTTCGCCATGGCGGTCTGCGCCATCGCCTCGATGGCGATCGAGCGTCTCGCCTACCGCCGGTTGCGCAATGCACCGCGCCTGGCCCCGCTGATCAGCGGTATCGGCGTCTCGCTGCTGCTGCAAACCCTGGCGATGCTGATCTGGTCACGCAATCCCCTGATGTTTCCGCAACTTGTAGCGCGGCAAAAAATTCCGGACTGTTTGGCAGGGAATTCCGGACTGTTTGGCATGGCAAAAATTCACCGTTTTGGACAGTCCAGAATTGAACGCGCGAGAGTTAAATTTGCTGTTGAGCTTCTTCAAGCCTTTTACAGGCTACATCGAAATAGTAGCTGCTCATTTCCATCCCAATAAACCGCCTACCAGACGTCACGGCTGCAACACCAGTTGTCCCGCTCCCCATGAATGGATCGAGAATCGTGCCGCCGGGGATTACCGGCTCAACCAGCCCCTGCATTAGGCTCAGCGGCTTTGCGGTCATGTGGAGCTTTTCCTTGGGTATCACCCGCTGTGTAACGAGACCGGGCCAAGGGCCGCCATGTCGGGACTTTTCCAGGCTTCCTTTGCTACCCCATACTACATATTCACACTGATGCCTGAAGTAACCCGTGTGAGGCGCACGGCTGGAGGCTGTTTTATCCCATGGAACAACACCTCGCCAGATATATCCACCGGCTTGGAGTGCATCTGTTGTGGCAGGGAGTTGACGCCAGTCAGTAAATAACAGAACGTATGCCCCATCATTCAATATCTTCATGCTTTTACCCAGCCACAGTGTCATCCACAACGACCAACTTCGGGCATCACGGTTATCACCATAAAAATTGACGTACTGACGGCCATGGGTGCCTATGTACTTGTCTTGTGGAGTCGAGCGACGCGCGCCAGCATTGATACCACCACTGCTATAAGGTGGATCGGTAATAAGTGCGTCGGCGTTAATGTCATGTTGAAGTAATTCAAGGCTATCACCGCAATAAAGCACTGCATTCCCAATTGTTTCTTTTTGGATGGACATTCTTACCCCTTTATATAGTTTGCGACGATCGGTTTGATGCAATCGATCGTTGAAACCTAATTATACGGATGACCAATGGCCAGATAACATACGGTGGTGTAGCGGCAAATTCTTGGCGATTTCAATCCATATGTGGAGGTCGTATTTGTCAAGAAAGTGAGTTTTTTCTTCATAAAATGATCGTTACGAACGATCAATTAAAGACAAATCGATCGTTCGTAACGATTTGCAATGATTTCAATAATGAAAATAGAATTGAAGGTTATTTATAGGATGAGACAGAGAGGGAGATATGTGGGTGGATGAAATTCTTGCTTTAGTATTTGTGATTGTTATAGGCGCGGTGGCTATGCTGGCAGTGCTTGCAAACAAGATTTCGAAAAAATAACTTGACGAAAAGCCCGATTACCTCGGGCCTTCACTTAGCATATTACGGCTTTTCAGGCCATTCAATATCAGGGGCTAAGGCTGTATCAACCCTGCTCAGTAGCACACTATAAATCTCCCACTTATTCAAAGCCTCTTTTTCACTCTCTGTGGCAATGTTAAGTCGAGCCGCTCTTTCTAGAAGGGTTATTTCCGATTCTGCCTCCTCCAGTCGTGATGTTTTTTCTGCTTCTGCGAACGCAATCAATGATTCACGCGATGGATAAATCCACTGCGAACCACTCCATTCACAGCTATCATTAGACGCGACGGATACTTGGCCAAAATCACCCCGCTTTGCTTTTTTATACAGTTCAGCACCGGGCAGGTCAGTAGGCATTGCAGTGAATGGGTAAACACTACCATCCTCTAATGTAATATCGAGATCGATATAAGAATTTACATCTTTACTTCGTGGATTTTCTGCATGTGTAATATTCATGATACCCTAAGCCATAGTGTTGTACGATATGCATCATTTACTGTCGTAGCTATCCCCATGCACCGCCAACTGCCTGGAAGTGTCGCACCTGCAGCACTCCCTGCAGCACCCGACGGGTAGAGTCCGGCACCAGAAACAACTTCGTTAAACGATACATTATTTGACCCTCCCCACATCGCCATCGCATACGAGCCGACAATTGCCCAGTCTGTGTTCGGGGGTTGTGGGTTATTCTTGCTATATACTCGAACGTTGTCCTCAAAAACCTTACCGGCTTTGAACGTTCCATCATTCTGAAACCCGAAATATTGTCCTGAAACATTGAACCAAAAACCATTGTTGTCTTTATATAATATGATGCCGTTGCCGCCAATGCGGATGTCCGTATCGAAATACCCTCGCGCAGCTCTGAAGGTTCCATCACCAGGGGAGAATGAATAATATGATGGTTCTTCGCCATTATCATATCGCGCTTCAATCAGAAATAGCCCGCCATCTCGATAAAGTCTTGCATTATCATTGATGGTTATCGAGTCTGTGATTTTTAAGTTTGTCGCGGTGCCGCCAGTCTTGAAAATGAAACGACTATCTGCCTCTGTTTTGTTCCACGCGTTAACATCACCAGCGGTTAAGTTAACGTTTGAAGATAGCGGTTTTCCGTTTACAGTAATCGACTTGAATACAAAGCGCCCATCAGCCTCTTGTTTTGTATAAGCATTAATATCGGCGGCTGTTGGTTTATACGCTGTAGTATATACGCGATACCACGAAACACCATTAGATGGTGTTGTTGAACGACCAACATGTAGTTCACCGTTATTTCCTGCTGCCAAATAGCTAGCAGAGGGGGCACCATCACACGGTAGAGAAATCACCCCGTAAACACTGCCACCGGGCGAACTTGTGCTGCTACTATTAATGCGGTAAATCTGCGCTACTGTGTTGTAGGCTTCAGTTTTGTGTTGAGGGCCACCCCCAAAGCCGTAATCACCAACTTTTAAATAACCTTCCGTTGCCGTACCGGTTATTTTTTTAATTGCCGCCAGTAATTGATCTTGCTTAGACGGGTCGATTTTAATTCCCGCCTCTTTAAGTACGGAGGCCATTTCTTGCTGGCTACTGATAACAGCATCCTGTACCGGGTTTAGCCATTTTTGAGACACCACGGTGCCTTCTGTACCTGTTAACGGGTCGCCATCATGAAACAGTCCGTCTTCAGTATCGACGGGAGAAATAATTTCTTTCATGGTGTGGATTTCTCCTTGTAATTAAAGACCACTTGCGTATGCGCAGGTTTTAAATCCTGGAATATGTTTTCAATCAGGTTTTGACCAAACGTCATGAGTTTTTCACCTGCGACCGAACTGCCTGCCCGGAAGCGATACACCGGCACCTGGGCATCGTCGATATTTACTATCCAGACCCAGATAATTTCCGGCACCCAAAGGCGATCACCCGCGCGGTTAATGCCCGCCCTAAATGGCTCCGGTTCGTCGATAGTGATGTTGTAGCCCAGCGATTTGGCCAGGTTGATAAAGTATTTCCGGCTCAGGCCGCCGGTGGCGTTAATCTTGGCCAGCACCTGTTGGCGGCGCTGCTGTATTGTCATGCTGCTGTCAGCGCTGATAGCCAGCACCCGTTCCCAGTCCGACAGCAGGCTAACGGCAAAGAACGGCGTTATTCCGTTCAATACCTCATCCGATTTGATTTCCGCGCGTGCCAGGCAATTGCCTTCCGCCAACAGTTCCGCGCTTAATTGCTTGCCGTCCAGGGCATAACTCTTAGGCGGTAACAACAGCCCCAGCAGCTCGGCGTAATCCTGGCCGTTCATGGCAATTTATCCACGGTCACGGTGCCCAGGCGTATCCATTGCACCCTGGTTTTATCTACCACGGGCACAATATTCCCCGTGGGCTTAATAAAGTCGTAATCGATAACGCCGACAATATTGGTGATGCTGCCGCCAATTTGTTTTAAAACGGCAATTTCACCCGGTGCCAAGCGATTAAAATAATCGGTTATGGCGGCAGTAATTTGCTTTCTCGCCTCATCCAGCGAAAGCCCCGATAATTTGACCTTGACGGACACATCCGTAATCACTTCCTCCGGTGCCAGCACCAAGGTATTTTTGGCCGTGACCGGGCGCACGTCATCGATATGCGCCTGGGCGGCCTTGATGGTCTCCTCGGACGGCATACTATTATTAGCCACAATCACCACATCCACGGTGCCGTAGCCCCGGCGGAGGGGATACACATAGGCCTCCGTGACGCCGGGCACTTCAACCGCCCAGCGGTGATAGTCGTACTTGTTGCCACCGGCAGCGGGACGGCGGATCACTTCCAGCAGGCGAGCCAGCAACGAGGCATCGGTCTCGTCGTCGGTGCCGCCGGTCATGCGCAGGATGGTGACGTCGCTGTCGATGCCCTCTGGGGCGATAAGCAGCGTTCCCGGTGTATTGTCGGCCAGATTGCCCACGGTGCCGGTCTCCAGCGGCCTGGCCGCTATCGCCACCTTGCCATCGCTGCCGACGGTGGCATCCTCGGTGGTCTGGCATAGCAGGCTGCTGCCCTTGGGGCGGAACTGCAGGCCGCTTTTTACCGCAATACCGGCGTTGCCGGTCAGTTGCACCTTGCCACCGGCATAGGTGGCCGGTTTCGGCTGCAGGTTGCGTGTCCGGGCGTGCATCACCAGGTAGTCATGGTCGGCGGTGTCCGGGAAAATCTGGCGCACAATCCACACCTGGTGCTGGTAAAGGCCCTGCACGGCACTGGCGATGGCGTTCGCCCGGATGGCAAAGTCGCTGTCTTTGCCGACGTCGGCATCCGGTAACTGGTTGCTGATATCCCGCAGCAGCGTGGCGGCGATATCTTCCAGCAGCGGTATTGTGTACGCCATGTAAAACCCCGTTTAAATCACTTTTACCGGATGGGTGAAGGTCTGGACGGCGCTGTTGGCCTGGGTTACGACAATCGTCAGCAGCAGCCAGCCATCCTGCGGGCGGCCCACACCCACGGCCAGCGCGGTGGCGCGCTTGTCATCCAGCAGTGGCTGCAGCGCCTGTTCGGCATATTGCTGCGCCAGGCGGCGGGTCGTGGCGGAGTCTTTGGCGCGCTCCAGCTCATGCAGGCGGGAACCCAACAGCGGATCGGCCCAGTAGCTGCCCAGCGGCGTTTTCAACCGCAGATAAACCGCATTGTGCAGATCGTAGGTGCGTGTGCCGGTGTAGTCGCCGGTTTGGCTGTCAATGAGTACGTCCATAGGGCGCAGAATAGGCAATACAGGGGCTGGCGGGCAGTGACGGGGGCGTAGTGGGTAAGAGTGGCGCGGGAGGGCCGCGCCGGAACCAGTTTACCCGCTGATCGGGCCGTCGGAAAGCCCGGACGGCGTATTGTGTTTGTGGGTGCCTTGCTTGACCCCGTTAATCTCGACGTCGGGGCTGCTGATTGTGCCGCCGGTGTGCTCGACGTTGCCCTCGAAGCTGGCGGTCGCACCTTTGCCGCCCTTGATGGCCATCCCGCCGTTGCCGCTGATTTTGCCCTCGGCAATGACCTGCTGGGTGGCCGTCAGTTCCGGTGTATCAAAGGCGGCGCTCTCTTCGGCCTCGATGTTGTAGCGCTTGCATTTGACCTGATAGTCGTCGCATTCGACGGCGATCACCTTGTTGCGCTTGAGGATGATGCTGGCCCCCTCGTCGGTGTAGAGCGCCACCTCGCCACCCTCGAGTCCCTGCAGGCGGTAGCTGCTGTGTTCGGTGGCGATGACAATGCTGTGAGAGGTCGCACCGCCGACGGGCAGCATGATGGCCATCGCACCGTCGGGCGGGACAGACGTCAGCCCGTAGTGTTGGAAGAACTCCACCTCCGGGGTGGTTTCGCTGGCCAGCCCCGCGACCTGCGTCATCTGGACGCCGCCCTGGGTCGTGACCCGGTTGAGTACCCCGCGATACGCCAGACGAATGCCGCCCAGGGCGCGGCGGATGCGCTTATCAATCAAATCTGTCAGATTAGCCATTGTCGATCTGCTCCCAGCTGTTCCAGAGGTCTTTTTTGCCTTTCTTGCCTTTCCCTTTGCGCTTGGATTTCGGGAAGGCGTCAGGCAACCAGATGCCGTCCTCGCGCAGGGTCAGCGTGGTCAGCAGCTGCTGGCCGCGACCGCCGCTGAAGCGGCGATGCATCACAAAATAAATGTCGTCGATGCCGTGCTTCTCGCTCTTGACCTGGACACGTTGCCCTGGCGCCCAGAGTTGCCCGGATGCGGTGCGCAGCCCCTTGACGACGGCAGTCATCAAAAAGCCGTGCAGGCGGGCATCGGCCATCAACTTGCGGGCACGAAACTGCACCTCTTCGTCGCTGTCGGTATCGGCCACCACCTCAATCAACGGGCGATAGAAAGGCACGGAGGTGTCGCGCACGGTGCAGCGCCGGTCATGCTTGCCGTCGGCGTTTGCCGTGCCGTGTCCCTGGGCCAACACCGTCACTTCGGAGTAGCGGGCGCTGACGTTCTGGGTGACGGACAGGCGCAGCAGGTTATTGCCCTGGCCATCTTTGCGCAGTACCAGGGTATCGACTGCCGGGGTGCTGTAATCCGGGCCGCCGATAACCAATGTGCCGTCCGCCGTGACCCAGGGCCACAGGCCGCTGGCTTCCGCCGTTTTCTTCAGCGCATCCCAGGCGGTGTCGCCAGGGTCGATGCTCGCTTTCTTCGACGGCAGCGGTTTTTCTGCCTGGATACGGATCGCCGTCACGCCCAGCGGTTTGACGATTTGGCTGATCACTTCCTGCAGCGTCATGTCGCGGGCGGTAAAGATAGGGGCGGAGCAATCCACCAGTACCGCCGAGGCATCACGCCCAAACAGCGCCAGGCTGTGCTGGTTTCTGCTGATATCATCGGTGATTTCATCCACCTGGCCGGTCATGATCACATCATCACCGGTGCGCAGTTCCGCCCTGGCACCGGCTCGAACTTCCGCCGGTAACGCGGCCTCCACATTGCCGACGGAGAACGACCAGCCATCGGCGGGCGTCTGCAGGTCGGAATCAACCTCGAAGTCCAGCCAGTCATCATGGGATACTCCACCGATACGCAGCGTAATGCGTTCGGCACCGTCATTTAGCGAAGGCATAAAGCACATCTCCCGGCTGTAAACTGTTGGGATTACGTAAGGTCGGGTTGAGCCGCGCCAGCTCGACCGCGCGGGCGCGATCGCCATACCATTCAAACGCCAGCAAATGCAGGTTACAGGCGCGTTTAACCTCACGACGTACTAGCGGCGGCAACGTCAAGATAACGCCCCTGGCGAGCTGCTGCAGGGTATAGGCAAACGCCTGCAGCTCGGCAATCTGCGCCGCGTCATTGCTGATATCCTGGGTTACGCCAAGCGCCTGCTGCGCCTGCTGCTGTCGCGTGGTCATCATGCTGCGCTGCACCTGGATGGCCTCCACAATCAGTGACCGGACATCATTGGTGATGCGCTCAATGTCCGTTGCGGACAGGGTCGGGGTTTCGCTTTCGTACTGCATGATGTCGGCGGCGACTTCCACCCACTCGCTGATAACCGCCAATCGGACAACCTGATTGACCAGGTCTCTGTCCTCCTGGGGCATGATGCTGGCGCGGTGCAGCGTTGACACAAACACGCCGCCGCTGTCCGCCGATTGCGAGATGGTGAAGCGGTTGTCCTGCAGCGTGATCACTTGCTTGCCCAGGGCGCGTACCGCCTGCCAGTCGGTCAGGCGCGTTACCTCGTTAAAATCCAGGCGATCGGTAAAGGCCGACAGCAGGGTTTTGAGGTCGGAGACAAAGGCCGCCGGGTAGTCCAGGTAGTTCAGCGCGCTGCCGATGGTGCTTTGGATCTCGTTGGCCAGCGATTGCACCACATACTCCGCCGATGCGATGATGTTACTGACCCGGCCCATCGCATCCTGCGCCTGTTTAATCCACCCCATGGTGTCGCTGAAGGCTTTCTTCACGGTGTCCAGCAGGCTGTCGGTGCTGGTCTCCGGGTAGACTGTCGCAAACAGCGCCTGCTCGGTGGTCGCCTCGATAAAGACCAGCTCAACGGTGACGGCATTGAGCGGTTCGACCTCATGCTCAACACCGGCCTCCAAAAACTGCACCCTGGGGATGGAGCCATAGACCGGGTGGACAAGCTCCCCCGGCCCGGACTCTTTCAGCGTCTTAAGGAAGGCTTTCAGCTCGGTTTGATAGCGGTTGCCCCAGAACAGCGCCGACAGGCGAAAATTCATCGCCTTCATGCCCTGGTCTTCTACCTCCGCCCCGTCGCGGTAGGGGTACTCATAGGCCACTGTGTCCCTGGACAGGGTGTCGCGGGTATAGAGACAGTCGAACTCAACCCCCCGGAACGAGGCCGGGAGCAACGTATCGATGCCCAGCACGCCCGCCAGGTCATGCACGATATCAACCATTATTTTCTTCTCCCATCGCGGTCTAGTCGTTGTTCCATTGTGCTGGCAATCTCGCGGCCATCCAGTGTGACCGTCAGGTTAACGATCGGCGCGGCGGGTGCAGGTGCCGCTGTAGCGGCTTTATCTGCTGTCTTATCCTGGCCGCTACCGGAGAACCACTTGCGGATCTCGTCCAGGGCATCCAGTGCCCCGGCAGGTTTGGGCATCAGCGCCATCATGGCCGGGTTTGCCTCTCCGCCCCTGGCGCGGGCCTCGGCGGCCTGGTCTTTACCGCGTTGGATATCAATCAACGGAAAATCCTGTGCCCCCTGGTATGCCATCGCGGCTTCGCCCAGGAACGGCACCCACTTCAACATGCCCGCCGCCTTACCAGCCGTGGCCGCACCTTCCGCGACGCCTGCGCCACCTTTGCCGAAAAGCCCTTTGAGCTTGCCCAGCACGCCTGCGCCAGCCTTACCCGCCGTGGCACCACCGCCACGCCCCATCAACAGGTCAGCGCCGGACTTCACTGCCGCCGCCGCACCCAACGCCGTAATGGCCACCGTTGCACCGGCTGCCGCCGTTGTCAGCCCAGGGAACTCTTGCGCCAGCTTGGAGCCATAGTCGGCCAGGTCGCCCAGGGTTTTGGCGACAGGGGCCACAGCGTCGTTAGTGGCGAACAGCTTCTCGTTCTGTGCCTGGTGCATCTGAAACTCCGGCTCCTGCTTAATCAGGTCGAAGTCCAGCTCGGCAGACCGCTTCTCTGCCGGCAGATCGAACTGCTCCATCTGCTCATGCTGCAGCTTGTTGAAATACGGTATTTGCCGGCGATAGAGTTGGAAGGCGTTTTTGGAATACTGGTTCGGGAACAGCTGCGAAATGTACTGCCCCTCAATCAGATCGCGCTGCGCCTCCAGCGACGCGCGCGCGCCTTCGTCTTTGGTGTTGGCCAGCTTTTTACCCAGCCCCTGATAGTTCTTGTCATACTTGAGGGCGGTATCGACCAGGTTATTGACGGTGTCGAGCGGGGTCAGTCCCTTGGCCGCATCCTTCACGGACAGCGCTTTAAAATCGACACCTTTACCCTTGATCGTGATGTGCTTGGCGTTATTGCTGAGGTTGCTGGACGTCAGCTCGGCCAGCAGGTTAGTGACGTTGGTCGCCGCTTCCTCAGGCGTACCGGCACCGATGGCCGCAGCTTCAAACAGCGCCGCCACCTGGGAGAAGCCCGCTCGGCCTTTAAAACCGGCCGATTTCGCGGACTCCAGCGCCTTGGGCATTTCCCTGGCCAGTAGCGGTACGCCGACGCGGCCATGCTGCGCGGCGGTGGTGGTCACACTCAGCGCGGAGAGCGCATCTTGTTTCGACAGGCCGAAGTTGTAGGCGCTGGCCTGCAGGTTGGCCACTGCTTCCGGATCAGAGGCGGTTGCCGAGGCGTTCATCATGACGCCGGGCAGCGACTGCTGCGCCTCGGTCACGGTCATCGAGCCGGAGCGGATCATCGATTGCAGCGCGGCAAAAGCCTGCTCCGGCGTGCCGCCGCCTAGCCGCAGCGCTTTGCGGATGCTGGCGTCCAGCACCTTTTTGCCCGTGATGCGTCCGGCCACGTCCTCTTTGTTGTAGGCGAGGTTGGACAACTCGGCCAGGTGCATACTGTAGCTGGCCTGGTCATTGATCGGCTTGCGCAGCGTCATGGCTCCCGCCGCGATACCGCTGCCGATGGCGAATGCGGCCTTGCCCCAGCTGCGCTGCTGGCGCTCCGCCCCGGCCATTTCCTGGCGCAACTTGGCCACCGTGGTCTGCATCTTTTCAAACGCGCGGGATTGTTCGGCGGCAGACAGTGACCCGCTGCGCTCCAGGCGGTTGTAGGAGGCAATGGTGCGGGCAATTTCACGCTGAATGTTACGCTCCGACCGGATGCCCAGCGTCTCGCGGGCACTGCTCATGCGCCGGAATTCGTTGGAGGAAGCGCTCAGCTGCTGGCGTTCTACGGCCGCCATTTCCTGGCGAAGGCGCGCCACCGTGGACTGCATTTTCTCAAACGCGCGGGATTGCTCGGCGGCGGACAACGATCCGCTGCGTTCCAGGCGGTTATACGCCGCCATAGTACGGTCGATTTCACGCTGAATATTTCGCTCAGACCGGATGCCCAGCGCCTCGCGGGCGCTGCTCATGCGGCGGAACTCTTCGGACAGGGAACGGATGCGCGGCGTCGCTTCATCCTTTACCCCAAATTTTATCTGGGTATCAAATTCACGGGCCATGCGCTACTTCCGGTTGTTCTTACGGTGGCGAGCGGGAGAACCGCCGCGCCCTTTGCGTGGGCGACGGAGGCTTTTAACGGTGTTCGACTTGCTCTTTTTCCAGCCTTTGGGGTTCTCCAGCCTATGGATGGCGTCGAGAACCCCGCTCAATGCTACAGCGCTAAGCCCTTTGACTCGCTCTTCGCTGTATCCGTACTGGCCAAGTCGGATGTTCAGCGGGCGGCCTTCTTCATCCTTCACCTTGCGCATCTGGGTGCGGGCGGCCCCATACGACGCCCTGGCAGCGGCCACGGTATCGATGGACAGCGGCTTGTTGCCCTTGTTGGAGTACAACGCCTTACCGACCGGGTGCTTGTCGAAGAAGAACGGCTTCTTGTCGTAGCACAACGCGCTGAAGCCACGGTTGAGCAGCTCGAACACGATTTCATCCGGCCACTGCTTGGCGCTGAACCCGGCGTCCTGCGCCTGGGGGGCGTAGATACCCAGTTGATCGTCCTTGATGTCGTTGCGCTTGACCGCCACCGTGGCTTCGAAGTCGTCGTTGATCAGCGTGTAGCCGTTGGCCTCCAGCGCCTTGACCTGCTTATCCCCGATCCACTTGCGCATCTTCGGGAAGTTGCTCAGCCAGGAATAATCGTTCGATTTGCCGGTGGACGGCACCAGGGTGGCTACCCGCTGCCATTGCGACGGAGCCGCCTCAAATGCCTTGTTAAAAGTCAGTTTAAGGTTGACGAAAATGGCCTTGACCGTCGATGCGTTAACTAACATGTGTCTTTCTCCTTAGTAGACCCAGACACCGTCGGTGTCGATCATGATGATGGTGCCCGCCTGGGAACGGGTGGCCGCCGTGGCCTCTGTCTTGCCGTCCCCGGACGCCGGGGCGCTGCCGTCGTCCGCCGTCACCGTCTGGTTATCGAGGACGCAGGCCCGTTTGCCCAGGTGCGCCTGGGTGATGCTGCCGTCGTTCTCCCAACAGAACGCCTTATGGCTGCGCACCAGGATGTACTGTTCGCCGTTCTCGCCGTCGGTGTTGTCCACCGAATCATCGGAGCGTCCTGCGTAGAACAGACCTGGGGCTTCCTTGCCGTTGATGGCGTAGCCTTCCTCGTTGATGCAGACGATGACGCCAGCGGGGATCTTCTCCTTGGCGGCGACCGGAACGGGGGTCAGCTCACAGTCGCGATACGGGGTGTTACGGTCTTGGGTGGTGGCTGCCATGGTTAAACCTCCTGTGATAACGCGGCGATGTCTTTCGGGTCATGGCCGAACACGCTGCACACCGCCAGGGCGTCGGCATCCAGCCCGGACTTGTCCAGGGCATCGGTTGGCGATTTGCCGCCTGTCTGCATCGCGCTAAGCGCCGCTACCTTCGGAGCCTTGTCCAGGAAGGCCTTCAGCGAGGCAATGTCTTTATTGCCCAGCGTTTCGGCCCAGCCCTGCATATCCGGCAGCAGACGGCCATCGCTGAGGGCGGCCTGGATAAGCCCGTTCACTTCGCCGCCGGTCACTTTCTGGCTCAGTGCCGCCAGCTGTTGTTGTACCGAGGCCAGCACGCTGACGGGCACAAACTTGGCCGGATCGGGGTTATCCGTCGTCTGCGCTGACAATGCAGCAATGCGCTCGTCCTGCTGGGTCAGCAGTTCCAGCAGGTTGACGCTGGCCGCTGCGGTGCCCTGATTGTCCGACAGGCGGTTAATCAGCTTTTGCAGTTCGGCCTTGATGTCGTCTGCCGTCGAAGACAGCGGCAGGTTCAACATCCAGCGCAATTGTTGTAACAGTTCATCGTCGTCCACGGTGTTATCTCCCGTCAGTTGTTGAGAAGCCGCCGCAAGCAGCGCCTCCATATCATCCAGCGCAGGCGTATTCGTCAGCGCGGCGTTAATCAAACGCTTTACGTTGCCCAGGGGGTCGTAATTGAACAGCGGAGAAATAAAGCAATATTCCTCGGCCTCAATCATGGCGCGGGCGGCGTCTGTCCATTTCACATCAATGGCAAACAGGCCTTCGCCTTCCACCCATTCAAGCGTGGTAAACCAGCCCGCTGCAGGATTGGGCTTGCCGTTGTTTTGGCTGTGCAGGGTCTGGTGTTCGTAGTCGAAGCAGTACGGCGTATTACGCTGCGCCGCCTCATCAATCAGCACCTGCGCCAGGGCGGCATCGATATACCAGTGCGGCGCATCGTGGGGCCTGCCGTCCCTGGCACTGAAGACACCGGCGGGGAAAAGCTGCACACGCGGCCCGGCACTTTTAATAGCAACACTGAGCGCGGCGAGGCGTAACGGTGATTTCACGGATAAATCATTCCCTAAAGTGGCTGATAGGCAGCACTCTACCGGGAGGGGGAAACAGCAAGCAGTGACCGGGGCGTAGTGGGTAATACCGTGGGGGCGAAACAGGGGGAAGGCCGGAAAAAGAAGATAACAGGCAAACGCGACGACCGATACCCCCTTTAAACCCCGTTTAAATCGTCGCGTAAGCGATTAACGGGGGCTGGGTGGTAACATCGTATCAATTCAGGCGGTTATTCGCGTGATGACGCGCACAGGCGCTAATCGTCCAGTGCGCTGTCCAGGTAGTCCTGGATGGTCTGGTTGATGGTCTCGTGATCGTCGTCGGTCAGGCTCAGGAAACGCCGCTCCGGGATAACCGAACCGGGGTGATTGACCTTTTTGACCACCCGACCGTTGAAGGCCAGCGCCTGCTTATAGCGTGGGCGGATCACATGCGGGCGGGTTTTCCCGCCTTCGTTATGGATGCGCGCGTACACCACGTTGGTGCCGACCACCGCCATGTTGTTGTCGGCGTCGCTGTCGATGGAGGACATCAGGCGGCGGGTGTTCTGCAGTATCTTGCCCGCCCGCTGGATTGGGAGCCACTTGGGCCGCCCCTCCTGCGCGAAATTCTCCATCACCGCGTCCAGCATATCCTCACTGATCGCCCGCATCAGCGGCTGGCGGTTCGTAAGCTGGCGCACCATGCGCTCCAGGGCACGCCGCAACGTATCGGGCACCTCAATAAACAACTCAGTCATTGCGCCATTCTCCCACCAGGACAGGCAGTTGCATCAGCTCCGCCTCATCGCCGTCAAACAGCATCCAGGTCTCTTTTACCACCGGTTTACCGTCAGAAAAGCCCACCCGCGCCGCGCGTGGCGTACCGCTTTGCGTCACCACATACACCAGGTCGCCGCTGGCTCCCTGCAGCACTACATCCGGGTGCGCCAGCAGCGCAGGTAAACGCCACCAGGTATTGGACAGCGAGACGCTCCCGGCATCACGCACCACCGCGCCCGGCAAGGTAATGGCCGCGCTCTGCGGGGCAACCTGCAGCGCATCCAGTACCGACGGCAGCAAGGCACCGGCATAGCGCCAGTCCTGGCGCAGTGCCGGATCGGCGGCGGCGCGGCGTACCCACTCGGACAGGTCACGCGTAAAGGTCTCCAGCTCACGCGGGGAGGCAAAGACCGTTTGCACCGCCTGGGCGGCAAGCGGTGGCGGTGCCGTGTCGCCCTTACGCAGCAGCTGCTGCCCCAGCTCTTGCATGTACCCTTTGCCGGGATTGAGGTGGAACCCGGCATCCGGGGTAAAGATGCGGCCAGACTTGGGGTCTTGATAGGCCGTGACCGGGCGCGTTTTGCCGTCGGTGCCATAGGGTTGCTGGATGGTCTCCAGGCGATCGTCCGTCGATTCGACGCCGATCGGGTGATTGGCCACGTCGCGCTCGCTACGGGCGCGAACGGTGCACCGGCAGTTGTAGCCGTTCGGCGGGAAGAAGGTATCCCAGAACGGATCGTCGTAACGAAACACCCGCCCGTTAAGGGACGCATGGGACGGGCGGGTGCGTGAATCCATCACCGCGCTGTACTCCCAGTAAGGGCGAAAGGCGACGTTTTCCATCATGCCCTGGTAGCGTCCCGCCATGTAGCTGGACTGCATGTTGGTGCGAAAGATGGTGTCCAGCCGGTACGGCAGCAGCTGCTTGCCCTCAAGCTCGCCGTCCGGGGAGGCTTTTAGCCCATTGCCGATCCAGCCCTTGCGGGCCAGTTCGGGCACCAGCTCGTTCTTGAACTGGGCCTGGGATTTACCGTCCTTGAGCGCGTTGGCCTGGGCGGTGCTGATATCAGTCAGGACATCCAGCTTCAGGATACCGGACACGGTGAACGCCGTGGCGTGGGCCGCGTCTTCCACGTCGTGCCAGTTGAAGCCGATGGTGTAGCCCTTGGACTCGAAGTAGGCGATCGCCTTCTCCGGCTGCAGCGTCATGGCGAACCCCAAATCAACGGCCATTGAGTCGCCCCCACACGTCTGCCACGAAAATGGCCTGGGCGATCACCTGGCGCAGCTCGCTGTCGTCCAGCTGCGGGTACGCCGTCGCCAGCATGGCCATCGCCTCATCCGGCGAATGCCCCCGCTCCAGTGCCGTCATCACCGGTGACAGCATGGCGCTCATCGCCTGGCCGACCTGGCTTGCCACCGACGGCGGCGCATCGTCGATAGCGACCTGGATAGGGTCGTTTTCCACCGGGGTGTCGGTAGACGCCAGCGCTGCCAGCCGCGTAAAGGCAGTTGCTTGCCCCAGCCCTACCGTGCCGAATGGGCTGGCGGTCAAGGGCTGCAGCAGCGCCTGGCCTTTTTTGGGCGTCGGCATCCCGGTTTTCTCCAGCGCCCAATCCACCGTCACCGGCACCCCGGCGCGGACAAGTCGGTCGATAGCGGTCGCCGTCTGGGCCAGATCTTCCGGCTCACGGGTATCAAATTTAAAGCGGCACATCCGGCGCGGCGTGATATCGCCGTAGCCGTTGAGCACCAGCAGCGGGTACAACAGCTCGCGGGTCAGCGTGCCCGCCAGCTGTACCGCATCGCTGGCCATCAGGTCGTGACGCACTTCGTTATGCACGTTGCCCAGGGCATTGGTGCTGGTTTTGCCGTCGGCCTGGGCGGTCAGCGTGGCCCCCAGGATGATTTTTGACTGGGTGCGTTCACACCACTCGATCATGAACTGGAACGGGTCAACCTGGCCCTCGGCAGCGGACTGGAATTCAATCAACATACCATCGGGGATAATGCCGCCCGCGTCGTGGCCCAGGCTCATGATGGCATCCATCAGGATGTCTTTTTGGTCTTCGGTGGTGCCGGTCGGGTATTTACCCACCCGCATGGGCAGGCCGTAGATCTCCAGGAACTCGGCCAGGTCACGAGCGGACAGGTTCTTGAACAGATACGACCAGGCCAGGATACGGAACAGGCCGCTTTCGGCCAGCCATCCGCTCTTGGCGCGGTGCTTGTGCAAGATCCAGCCGAACGGCTGCAGCGCGGCACCGTCCTGGGAGCCGTCAATCAGGGTAATGGTGTTGCCCTGGAACTGCGGCGTCTGGAACCAGCGCTGGGGGCGTTTATGGAACTCTTTGGGCAACCAGATCCCCTCGGCACGCTCCCACTCCAGCTCGACCGGCGAGAAGCCGTGACCGATGGCATCGAGCATGTCGAACAGCAGCGCTTCGAAGCTCGGCAAGTCCTGGAACCATTCTGTGGCCTCTGCCGCCATCGACTTCTCTCGTGCGCTGGCGTTACGCGGCGGCTCTATGCTCCAGTTGAGCGGCATCACCGCCCGGCGGCGCTTGCTCATTTCGGCAAACAGATGGCCATCGCGCTCTTCCATGTCGTTGAAAAAGTCCGCCTGGCGGGTCAGGTTTCCCTGTTCGGCCTCCTGAAAAATACGGTATAGCCGCCGGATGTCGATGCCCAGCGAGGGGTGCTCCGCCCACTGGCGCCGCAGGTAGCTCGCCGTGGTCTCCGACTGCTGCTGCTTGAGCGTCTTCGAAGACAGGGGATTACCGTAAATATCAACTAATGCAGGCATCACCAGCCTCCTTTAGAAAAACCGCCGCGCCCACGGCGGGCACGGGATGAAGTAGCGGAACGAAACTCAAACGATGGCGTACTGCTTACCGCCAGGCTCCACAGCATGTGCAGGGCATCCGGGCCGTCGTCGTGGTCAGCCTTGGGGAAGTGGCGCAGCTGCTGGATCAGCGTGTTCTGCGTCGAATGCAGGCGGATCAAGCCGTTCTCCATATGGGGTTGCAGGGTCTCGATGCGCAGCAGCTTATCCGCGTGGGGAATGATGGCCCGCGCGGGAACGGGATACCCCAGCGCCGCCGACCGCTTGACCAACTCGGTACGCAGGAACTCCTGGAACTGCACCGACTCGATGCCCCAGATCAGGCAGCGGTATTCGATGTGCAGGTCGATGATGTCGCTGATTATCTTGTCCGGCAGCCGCTTGCGGATTTGGGCTTCCACCACGTCCAGAATGCCGGTCGCGCGGTTGAAACCGCCCACCAGAAGCGCCGACGGGTCACGACTGGCCCCGGCCTTGCCCAGGCTGGGGTCGCACACGCCGTAAAACAGCCATTCATTGAGTCGGTTAACCCAGAAATGAATGCAATGGGCGAAGATCGCGCCTTCACCGCTGACCGGATCGTTCTGGTACTCGGAGTCGAAGGTGCCATGGCCATCACGGGCACGAATAAGCATCAACGCCAGCAGCGGACGGGCCGACCAGGACACCACCGCGCCTTCGTTCATCTCCGCCTGGTGCAAGGTGTAGAAGTCGCTGGCGGCATCTTCGCCGTCGTTACGCAGGATCTCCTCCCAGCTGTCCCACAGCGCCATATTGGCGGGCCACTGGCGCAAGGCTTTAAAGCGCGCATGACGCCACAGCGGGTTGCGCAAGGTGCGCGACAGCACCGAATCGTAATGCAGGATGGTGCCGATATAGATGACGTCCATCTTGGCACCGGCACCGCCCAGCGGCAGCACGGTCTTTTTAAGCCAGTTCTCGACCTTGTCGCGCTGGTCGGGGTTGCGTACCTGTTCGTCGTTCTCGATATCGTCGAGCACCACCAGGTCGGGACGGTATGGGCCGTGACGCAAGCCGCGCAGCTTTTTACCGCTACCGGCGACCTGCACCTTGATGTCGTTGCGCGTCAGGATGGTGCCCATCTGCCACACGCGGCCCGCGCCGCACGCTTCGGGGAAGTCCGCCAGCAGACGGGGATTAAACTCCAGCTCGGCCTTGATGGCTTCCAGCATCGGGTACGCCTGGTCGATACTGTCCATAATGATGACCGGATAGCGTTTGATGGCGCGGATGATGCACCACAAGACAAACAGCTGACTGACCAGCGTCGACTTGGCCTCGCCACGGGGGGCGGCGATGGCATCCTGCTCGCCCTTCGGGCTGGCTACGATTTGCGGCAGACGGCTGAACAGATGTACATGCAGCTCGCTGGGGTCAGCGTGGCGCACATAGTGCGGGAAGTAGGTTTGCACGAAGTAGCGGTAGCCGGTCTGCGGGTCGGCGACGAGCCTGCGCCGCTCAGCCGTTGCCGCTGTGCCGGTATCGAAGCCGATGCACTCCGCTTCGATGGTGCGGCGCAGGCTGGAAGCCAACTCCGCCAGCGATTTCTGGAACTCTCGGATGGAAAATTTAGCCGCCATATCTCGCCCTGAATACCCTGTAAATACGCGTTAAACGCCGTTATGACGTTCGGCCATCACGGCATTGATGCGAGCGGTCATTGCCTGGGCCAGAACATCCGCAGAGGCACCGGACTCACAACGCACGAGAAGCGGCTGAGAAATGCCGCGCAGCAGGATGCACACACGCCCCTGGAGTTCTGTCATAACGGCGCTGACCTCGGCAGGATCGACATATACGCCGTTCCCGACATCAATCAGTTGTTTCATGCCAGCGCCGCCTCTATCTGGGCTTTGATACGCGCTGACGTCTGGAACGGGGTTTCACCGTACTGGCGATCAACCGTGTGGGTAGCGCCTTCGCGCAGCTTAACGAACACTCCGGAGTTGTTGCTGACCCAGACCTTGATGATCTCGTCAGCCCGGACGGTGGTGTCCGCCGTCAGCTCAATCAGTTTGTTAGCCATAGTTTTTCTCCAATATTGGCCCGAAGGCTTCCAGCACCTCGACGAACGCCGTCAAGTGCTGGGGGTAATGTTCCTGGATGAAGGTGGAAAACAGCTTCATGGTTTCCATCGACGTGGCCAGTTGGCTGGTCTCCGGCAAAATCTTCTTGCTGGCCGCGATCGCCTTGCTGTAGCCGTCGGTCAGCGACGCCAGCAGCGTGACGCGCTCTTGCGCCGGAATATCGTTGGCGCTGTTGACCTTCTCCAGCGTGGCCTGGAACTGCGTCATCAGACTGGCCAGAATGGATCGCGCCACGTCCTCCGGCGCGCCGCTCGCCAACATGTTGGCGCTGCGCACAACGTCCCAGTCGTCGCCGTTCTCTTTGGCGTCTTTCTTCCAGCGGGTGGCGGTAGCGGTGCTAACGCCGAGCGGTTTCGCAGCCAGCTCCAGGGAAACGCTGCTGAAGATATACGCCCTGCGCAGGGCGTCGCGGGTTTCCTTTGGATGCGCCATTAAAACCCCATTCGAGCCTTGATCATGGCTAAACCGGCGGCCACGATACCGCCGGTGACGGCACCGGCTGCCGCACCCGCTATCGCGCCCCCCTTGACCGCATCACGCTGCATGGTGTCGAGACGCTGTTCGATGCTGTCGAGCTGGGTGCTGATTTTTCGCAGTTCGGCCAGCTCAGGCGCGATGCGGTTACAACGGGTACGTCGGGTGCTGTGTTTTCTGGCCATGGGTTTCTCGCTTATTTATCGGCCTTGCGGTCGAGTTTGTTTTCTATGCGCTGTACGCTGTTTTTAATGTCCTGCATCATGCCGACGGCAAGGTTCATATCGCGCTGGGCATCTTCGCGGCGCTGGTAATCCTGCCGGATATTCATCAAATCACCGCGCACGCCCTTGATATCTTCCTGCAGGGTACGCACCCATAACCCGCCCAAAAAAGCGATGATCCCGATAGCTATGTTGAACGCCATATCAATGGTCATTGGGTGCGCTCCCTGGGGTGTAAAAGGCATTTAAGGCTTCCAGTTTGTTGCGTAACGTCAGGCACCAGGCACCGTATTCGGTCGCATGGTCAAGCAAGGGGCCGGGACTTATTCCCCCGGCGGTACGGGCATCGGTGGAATGCTCAGCATTGCCGCCGGTGGCGTCGGGCACACCTGCAGCACCGGTGTCGGGGTAGCCAAGGACGGCGCGGTAGAGCCGCAGGCTGTCAGGGCCAAGGCCAGTAAAATGTTGGCCATCGGTTTGAACGGCATGGGCGATCCTCTTTTTAAGCTGTTGTTGGGTGGTGGCCAGTTGGCTCTGTGTGGCTTCCAGGCTCAGGCTCAACAATCGCGCCTGCTCGGCCAGCTCCGCCTGTTTGGCCAGGGCGGCCTGCAGCACGGCCTGATTTTTCTCGGCAAGCTGGCGGCGCTCGGTGTCCCAGTCGGACTGCTGGCGGCTGAGCTTCCCCTGATAGCGGAGTTCGGCCAGGCTGTAGCCGCTGTTGTAGCCCTGGTTGTGGATTGTCCACACGACAACAGCCAGCGACAGGCTGTACATGACTCCAGGAAGCACGCGCTTAACCAGCGTTGTCAGGACGATTGCCATCTTTAGGCACCTCGCGGTCACGTTTCAGGGCGGCGAATTTCGACGCCTGGTTCTGCGCCACCCAGGCCGCCAGATACGCCCCGAACAGCAGGTCATTAATCTGGCGGGTGAAGGCGCACCACAGCAGCACCAGGGAACTGACGATAAAGGCACCCACCACCGTGGTGTCCGACGTCGAGATCCGCCCGTGCGGATTGCTGATAAGCTCCAGCAGGCGCAGTAAGGTCATCACTTTGGATCGACGATATGACCCGGCAGCGGCGCAAACTCGCCATCGACCCAGTCAGGCACAGGGAAGCCGGGACAAATCTTGTTGGCGAACTGGTTATGGCCGCAGATCTCGGCGTTACGGTATTTGTCGCGCAGGCGCAGGATGGTGCTTTTGAGCGTCGCCCACTGGGCGGGCGTGAAGCTGTCGGTGCCGACCATGCACACGCCGATCGAGGTGGCGTTGTGACCGGCGACGTGCGCGCCGACCTCGGACTCGTCGCGCCCGGTCAGCAAGGTGCCGTCGGTCTCGATCACGTAGTGGTAGCCGATACTGGTCAGGCCGTTGCTGTTGTCCGGCGAGGCGCGGTGGAAGCCCCGGTCTTTGTGCCAACGGTCGATAACCTGGGAGGCGTTCTCTTTGGCGTTGCCCAGGGCTTTGCCGTTCGCGGTAGCGGCGCAGTGGACGATCAGAAGATTGATAAAGCGAGACATAAAAATAACCCTCATTTGTTAATGAGGGTTATTGTGGGGAAAGTGGCTGTCGCTAACCCGTTACGGGGGCGTAGTGGGTACTTTTCGGTACGGGCAAAGGTTGCCAGCGTGTAATGGATTCAAACAAATACCTATTACCAGTGCCAGGATAAGCGTTATCCCAGTGCCCGCTCGCAGGTGACGCGGTAGCATATTTGATGTAACGAGCTAGGGCGGTGACGACACCTTTGTTAGTTTCTACAATAACTTCTACCCCTGTAGGTGGGAGAATATCAGAACACTCAATCCAACAACCATCAATCGGTAATGAATCAAACTCTGTGAGGGTAAGCTCTTTGGGCATAGTCCACTCCGCTTTAGAAAAGAGAACGTTGCTCTACAAATTGTTCTTGCTGATCCCGTTCTCGGAGCAGCTCCCAGGCACGAGTGGCGGCGATGCCGTACTTGGGACACAGCAGCGTCAGCGCCATGGTGAGGGACTCGCCCTCGGCTTTGAGCTGCTCAATCTCCGCCAGAAAGCAGCGGTTGCGCCATTCGCGCCAGGCATCCTGGCAGCGTGGGATATACAGGTCTTCGCCACTGAAATGCTGCATCAGCAACGCGACCTGCTCCGGCGTCAGCGTCTCCTGCAGTAACGCAATACGGCGCTGGCCGGAGCTGCGCAAACCCTTGCCGATCCGAAACTGGACGCCGCCAAACTGTTGGATCAGCTTACTGGTTGCGGGAAAGCCTATCAGACTGGCAATCTGTTGAACAGATTCCGGCAGCAATTCCTGCACCTGCTCATAGTCGGGCTGGATGGTCTGCATATTAGAGCCTCCCGTGCCGTTTGGCGTCGATAATCAGCATCTGCAGCACTTTGCGCACCTGGTCATCGTTCAGCCAGGCCAGCGGCTTCACTTCGCCCAGCATCCGCTTGATGATGCCGTCCAGATATGACCAGGGGCGGTTGGCCTCGGCCAGTATGGCCTCAATTTTACTGACCATCGCCTTGCGCCCGGCGGCCACGTTCGGTTTTTTGCCATACTTGGCAAGCGGGGCGAACCCTTGGGAGCGCATGTAACGGATCATGCGTTCCAGTTCGGTGTCGCTGCAGTCGCGGGCGCTGCGCTTACCGGTCTCCCTGGCTAATACATCCCGATAGACTTCGTCAGTCCAACCAAGGATTTTTTTCCCCGTGTGTATCACCTTTAAGAGGCTTTTGCTCATCAGCAATTTCCTCCGGCTCGGCGACTACGGCTTGCGCATCCCAGCGCCGTTGGTAGTAGCCGGATAGCGCCCAGAATAAGCCGAACGCAGCCCCAGCAGCGATAGCACCAAACATGATAAAAAGAATTGCTGATATACCTAGGGCTACTAACATCCCCAAGAAGACAAACACTTTTGATTTTCTGGAGATAAGACAGATACAAAAAACTACCAGCGCAAAAATATAAGTCATTGGCTTTAACCTTCCATTGCGTAGAATCCATACTGATACACATTGTATTATACATCGCCATACCCATAAGATTCTTGCTGTAATGCCGAATATCGTTAGCCATTACTCCCCCTCAAGATTTGCGTGACCGGTCACGGCGCTGGTTAAATTCATCGAAAGACAACCACGGGTGAACCAGCAGGCGGCTTCGCCTCTGTAATTGCCGTTGCAGCCGCCAGGGAGCGTCTTACCGCAACGCTGGCAGCTCCCCAGTGCTGCCTCTTGCCGATCAAGCCGCTGGTCGTCACACAAGATCAACAGGCTGAGGTACTCATTGCGGCTGTATGGCGCGCGGCCTGGATTGCGCCGCTGGCGGTTGCGTTCCAGCATATGGGCCTCTTGCTGCGTGAGTACCAGTTCATGCCGTAGCCCGCCATTGGCGGCCAGTGTGGCGCGCTGCTGCGCTTTGCGGTCAGTCGCTGATTTGGCCATCGTGACCTCCGTTGCCCCGTTCCAGCGTCAGCATTGCGGCGCGGCAGGCGTTCCAGCCCTTGCACTCGGCAATAGCTTCGATAACTTCGCGGTCTTGGCTGGTAGCGTCGAGGTCTGAATAATCGACGGCATCCGGCACTGCAGGCGCTGGCGGGGCGATGTATAGGGGCACCTCGTTAACACCCATACCTTTAGTCCACATACAGGCCATGTCATTGGCAAATGCCAGCTCTTCCCTATCAGTCCATGCCACCGGCTGCGCCCCCTTATTTGGAGAAGGTAGAGCGCTATAGGCAGTATGGGCAATTTTCACCTGGTGCAGGGCATCGGCCAGCGCATTGTGCTTTTCACCAGCGAATGGGATAGCTTTGACATTAATCCCCGACAGTCGCACCAGCGTGCGCAGATCGGCGATGTCCCAAAACTTCCAGGGATAGATGTCATCCCCCTTGGCGTCGACCTGTGGGTCTACGCGGTCAAACCAGCCCTCCAAGATGGTGATATCAAAGACTGACCCATTGCCCCAGGGAATGCAGCGACCACCGCCAGCACGTAGCAGGAAGGCTCGCAGTTGAGCGGCGACGCTGACGGGGTGACGCTCACCGTTAAACGCGGCATCCCGTGCTTCAGCACTTTGCTTATCCCACCATTCCAGGGCGCTGATTTCCGGTAAACCATAGGTGAGAGCTGCATCACAGCTCATGCGTTCATAGAAGGTCTCGCCCACATTGCCGGTCTGCAGATCAAACTGTACGGCAGCGATGGAGAGCACAGGACAGCCGCGTTTTTTGCCTAAGGTTTCGATATCGATCATGATGTTGTTCATTGAATTCTCCACTGCTTTTTATGGCGTTCGACGGCGCTTTTCATCGCCGTTCTGACTTGGTTGGTATAGACGGTGCGGTTATGGCCGTCGTAGAACTTGAACCGGGATTTACCCGGTAACTTCGGGCACTCCACCACGGTGCTGTTATCGGTCAGGTGGTAGATGCGCCGATCGCCGTTATCCAGGTATTCGCAACCGCTGACGCAGAGATACATAAGCATTACCTCCCGATCCGGAGTGGCTTGTTGTTTGCGTCCGAAGTACCACCCACGCCGTGGTTTAGCGTGGCACTGGTGCCAGCAATGAACCCTGCACAGCGTGCACCTTCATCCCCGCGCACCTTTTTGGCGGGACGGTGTGCTGTAGTGACAAAATCACCGCTGATTTTTTGGTAATACGCCTCCATCAATCCCTTTTCTTCCGGGGTAACGGCAAATGCCTCAATAACCTGATATGCCCCGTGAACCCATGCTTCGCAGAAGGCATCCGCGCGGCCAGTTTTGGTGGCGCGCTTGATACTTTTACGCTGACCGGCACTGAATTCCTTACGTGCTGCCATCATCTGACGTGTGAGCACATCAAAGGCATAGGCCGCTATTTGTGGACGTTCATCCGGCCCATAAAACACAACCGTGCGCTTGCCTATTTGCCAGGACAAATAGCTTTGAACCCCAAAGGCATGGCGAATAATCCCGATAAGCATCCGCATATAGCCCGGTATTTTTACTGCATTGGATGGTGCCCCTTTACTGCTGGCCTCGCTGATTTCCATCAGGTCAATATCCTGCGCTGTCAGCTTATGCGCGCGCATCAGATTTTGAGCCTGGCGCATGGCGTTGGCGGCCTCGCTGGCGTTGGTGCTTTTACGTGCCAGATTCAGCAGTTTTTTAATTTTGTTCAAATACTTTTCTTTACTGTCCATATCGTTATTTCCTGAATAAGGCGCAAGCTCGCCCGTGACGGATTGCGCCATAATTAAAATCAGTTCGTTATTGGGCTAAGTTAACCCGCAGGCGTTAATGACTTCGTATTAACGAAATAAGGTTCCAGATTAACTTCCACAACGGTGGCGGCTTTAAAATCCCTTGCAATATCTACCGTTTTAACAAGCTGGCCGCCGCGCAATGCCTTACAGGGTTGGTAAATAAACGACGTCCCTACGGGGTAACAGGCGTTAAACTGTTTGGCTAGCATTTGGATTACTCCACTGTTTTGTCGCCGCATGTGAACAATGGGATTTACGATATAACGCCCAGTTCAGATTGTGGCTATTACACGTTGTTGTCGCTGCCTTATTCCATAAGGTTGATGCAGTTGTATAATCGCCGCGTTGCTCTGCGCGAACAGCACCACGCGCATAAGCCATATAACTGTTGTTAACTTCCTTTTCATTAATACGCATGTTAAACCCCGGC